AGAATGGTAATTCATTCTCTGGTGGTATCTCCACTGTTTGGATTTATGGAATTGCGGCGTAACCATGGCCATTAACCGTACATCTAAAGCACGAGGTAAAATCATTGACGTACCTACTGCGCCTACTATTGAAACTGCTACTGGTGGACCTGGAAACGCTTCTGTAGCATTTACCCCTGCTACAGTTGGTGGACCTGCCTTCAGTTATACAGCGTTATCTAACCCTGGCTCTATTACAGCAACTGGAACTTCTAGTCCAATTACAGTTAGTGGATTAACAGCTGGAACATCTTATACATTTAGTGTTAGAGGAACTAATCCTAGTGGTAATGGTGGATATAGCACAGCAAGCAACTCTGTAGTACCTACTATTGCTACAGCATTTGAGTCTATTGCTACAACAGTTGTCGGTGCAGGCGGTGCAGCTTCTGTAACATTTAGTTCAATTCCAACAACTTTTTCACATCTACAAATAAGAGTGTATGGAAAAGTTACTGGCAACGATGGCTACGACAGCACAACAGGACTAAATTTACGCTTCAATGGCGACTCAACAAATAACTATTATATGCACTATATGTACGGCTTGAATTATGCAAGCCCTGGTGGTGGATATTCAGGTGTTCAAAGCGCTTGTGGTGTTGGAACGTTATCGCAATATAATGCTGGCAATGTTCTTGCCAATACATTTTCGCCTAATATTATAGATATTTTAGATTATAGAAACACCAACAAAACAAAAGTTGTTAAATGTCTAAGTGGCGATAATAAAAATGGCGTTGGTTATTATCGCGTACAACTTAGTTCAGGTTTATGGAACAGCACATCTGCAATTACTAGTATTGTTGTATTCCCTAATGAATTCAATTTCAGACAATATTCACACATTGCTTTATATGGAATAAAGGGGGCATAACATGGCAGCAGGAACAACGTACGAACCAATCTCAACGACAACTCTGGCTAACTCGACAACTTGGGAAATTACATTGTCTTCTATCCCGCAAGCTTATACTGACTTAGTATTAGTTATAAATGGAAAACAACAATCAGGAACAACTATTAAATTGCAATATAACTCTGATACTGGTTCTAATTATTCAGTGTTGCGTTTAGCGTCAAACAATACAAGCCTAGTTAATGAAAATTACAATAATGAAACTAATCAACCATTTGCTTTAGGTTATGCTAACTGGACATATAACGCTATTTTGCATCTTATGAATTATTCCAATACTACGACTTACAAAACAACATTGTCTAGGTCCAATGATGTAACTACAAAATTGGCTTTGTTGTATAATGGAATGTGGCGAAGCACAGCCGCCATCAATTCAATCCGTATATTCACAGATAATTCATCTATCACTTATTTTACTGCTGGAACAACATTCACACTTTATGGGATAACGGCGGCATAACATGGCAAATACATTTTCTCCTATAGCATCAATAACCGTAGGTGCAGGTGGCGCGGCTACCATGGAATTTACTTCTATTCCACAAACTTACACTGATTTGTACATTGTATATTCTTGTCGTTCAACAAATACAGCAACAAACTGGAACAACATGAAATTGGCTTTCAATAGCTCTACAGCCAATGGTTCATGGCAATATGGCGCTATGTACAACAATGGATTAGCGGCTAACAATGTGGCAGGGCAAGTTGAAGTATGGATAAATTTTGGTGCTTCAACGGCTAACACTTTTAGTAATTCATCTGTTTATATCAACAATTATACCTCATCAAATAATAAAGCCATGAATATAGAGACTGTTGCAGAAGGTGCGGCACAGGACCTAATTGTTGGATTTGTTGGTGGTTTATGGTCTAATTCATCTGCTATTACTGCTATCAGCGTTACGCCTTCTAGCGGTAATTTTGCACAATATTCAACAGCATATTTGTACGGTATAAAGAACTCCTAACAGGAAAGGGAAACAATGCCAACTAAAATCATAGTAGATTGCTCAACAGGTGAGGCTACTGAGCTAGAACTTACCGCTGAAGAAATCGCACAACATGAAGCAGATGCCGCAGCATTTGCTGAACGCAAAGCTGCCGAAGAAGCAGCACTAGCAGAGAAGGAAGCAGCTAAAACTGCAGCTATCCGCAAACTTGAAGCAGTCGGCCTTACCGCTGACGAAATCGCAGCACTAACCAAGTAAAGGAAACCAATGACTAAAGCAAGAGATTTGGCTGATTTGGGCAGTACTGCAACCGTATTGGCTACGGATGCTGAGGTTTCTGCTGCAGTAGCTGCAGTGGATCTTACCCCAATTATCATTGAAGACATAATGGACTCTAAGTAGAGAAAAGGAAGTAGTAACTAATGGCTACAACATCTAAGGTACTGGCTCGCACAGCAGCATCCACTACAAGCACAACCTTATACACACAACCGAATACTACAACTACAACAATTGTCACCAACATCTTGGTTACTAACACGACTGGTACTGCAGCAACATTTTCGCTATCTATAGCAGGAGTTGCAGTAGCGACAACGGTATCTGTTGGTTCTTATGACACTACAGTTATTGATATGAAACAGGTAATCCCACCCAGTAACCCAGCAGCAACCATCACTGGCTCTGCTTCTACTACTGGTGTTAACTTCCACATCAGCGGAGTGGAGATTGCATAGTGGCTCCTGTATATAAACTGTCTACCTCTAGGCTATCTAGTCGTACCAGTTACTCAAGTATGTTGGCAGGCAATGCTGCTTTCTTGCCTACTGATTTTGAGTCTATCGCTACTGTAAATGTTGGCGCTGGTGGTTCTAGTAGCATAACTTTTAGTTCTATTCCAAGCACTTATGCTCATTTACAAATTAGAGGAATTGCAAGAAGCACAAACAGCGTTACAAGTGTGAACATTTCCTTGCAATTTAACGGTGTTACTAGTTCCTCGTATGCTTGGCATTGGATTTACGGAGACGGTTCATCTGCTGTCGCTAGTAGTAATTCAAATACTACGTTAGCCTATGTTGCCAGAGGTGCAGGTGCTAGTGCATCTAGTAGCATTTTCGGGGCAGCAGTAATTGATATTCTTGATTATGCTAATACAAATAAAACTAAAACTGTCCGTGCTCTAAGTGGTCACGATAATAACGGTAGCGGATATGCTTGGTTTGCTTCTGGTTTATTCAATTCCACAAACGCAATATCTTCTATCACTATGAACGTTCAAGATGGAAATTTTGCTCAGTATTCATCCTTCGCACTCTACGGAATTAAGGCATAACTATGGCAATTACATACGAACCTATAGCAACAACAACGTTAGTTAGCAATACTACTCAGGTTGATTTTAACAGTATTAGTGGGTCATACACTGATTTAGTTTTGGTATTTAATGGAAGCGTTACGGCAGGAACAACTCAAAGAATTAGATTTAATTCAGATTCAAGCGCGCTCTATTCAAATACTAGAGTTGGCGGAACGGGTTCCGTTGCATATTCAGGTCGCGATAGCGGATACAATTTTAATCACGCTGGTTTTCTCGATGCAAATGATATAGGAATGTTCGTTGCGCAATTTATGAACTATGCAAACACAACTACAAATAAAACATTTCTAAGTCGTAGTGGTGGAAACACAAGTTCGGTTGTCGCTTGGGTCAATCTATGGCGTTCTACTTCTGCAATTACAAGCATAAGCATATTCTGTGATAACACATCAACTTATTACACATCAGGCTCAACCTTTACCCTCTACGGCATTGCCGCTGCATAAGGAGATATTATGGCAACTTATAAAAAGATATCAACTGTAACAGTAGGTAGTGGCGGAGCGCTTGCTATTGAGTTTACATCTATTCCGCAGACTTACACTGATTTAGTATTAAGACTATCAACTAGAATAGATGAGGCTGGTCAGGGGCGTTGTTATGTTAGGTGGAGATTTAATGATTCCGCTACTGGATACTCTTATCGTTGGACTTATGGATTTGATTCCAATAATGTTAGTAGTGTTCTTGATTCTAATTTAACTGCTGCTCATATATATATAACCAATGGTCCTCTCTCTACTAGTAGTACATTTGGAAATACTGAATTTTACATTCCAAATTATACTGGTTCAAGTAATAAATCATTTTATATAGATGGCGTAACGGAGAATAATACATCTTCTACTTATATGCTTTCACTAAGTTCATCTTTTTGGGCTAATACTGCTGCAATTAATAAAATTGCTCTACAACCAAACCCATTTGGTGGAGGAACTCTTAAATTTGTAGAGCATTCAACAGCCACTTTATACGGAATCAAAAACTCATAAGGAGAAAACAATGCCAACCAAACTCGTAGTAAATTGCTCAACAGGAGTCACCACAGAAGTAGAACTTACTGCTGAAGAAATTGCTCAAATGGAAACAGACGCAGCAGCACATGCTGTAACAGAAGCAGAACGCATCGCAGCAGAAGAAGCAAAGGCAGCAGCCAAAGCAGCAGCCGAAGCCAAACTGGCAGCACTCGGTCTAACCGCAGAAGAAATCGCAGCACTAGGCAAGTAACTAACTTAAGGAGCTATGGTGACATTTACACCTGATATTACCGAAACGATCCCCCTCAATGTCGGTAATCCAGCATCTTCTGGTCTATGGACCAACAGTGCTGAGGACTATGACATAGCCGTAGGTGGAATCCCATTCATCTTGGCTCCGACTGATACTAACCCATACCAAAGAGAGACTGCCCCTTATCGTAAGGATCAGTTTGATAACTCTCGTGAACCTGGTGAGCAGTCTCTTACAGGGTGGTGGATTCGTAGCCAGTCATCCTTCCATGGTGGAGCTGGTATTAAGTTCTATGATCCATCCTCTGGTGAGTCTACAGGGTACAGATTCTTTGATAGCCAAGGCGTAAACGTTTGGAACAAGGGACAGGTAACACTACTTAATAGCGTTATAGAGAACCATATTACTACTGGGGCTATCACTTCTAATCAAGACCCACAGCAACATGTAAGGTCTATTCGATACAACAATACCGATGCTATTCTGCTTCATGATGAATACGATGTAGATAAAGTCCTGCCTGATGGAACAGTTGTACATTTTATTGACTATCTTGCTGGTGTCAATGATAAAGTTTATGCTATCTGCGATGATGGTGTATATGCCTATTGGGTAACCAATGATAGTGGTGGCGGTGCTGGAAAGCTTCGTTTTTGGAAGAAACTTCTCAGCGGTGCAGCTGGCGCTGGCGATATCTTGATGTTTTCATCCTCAACAGTTACAGTACAGACAGCTTGTATGGAATTTGTCAAAGATCGTATCGTTGCTGTCATTAACAACGTAACCTATGAAATTGCGCCTAACGCAACTACCTTCCCTACCGCCTTGTATACCAATCCCAACACAAACTGGATTGCCACAAGCATTACTGCATCAGGTCCTGCAATCTACATTTCTGGAAATTCCGGCATCTATTCAACTATCCAGAAGTTTACCCTTAATGCTAGCGGTGCTATGCCAACCCTTACACAGGCATCCGTAGCAGCAGAGTTACCACCTGGAGAGATTTGCTACAGGATCTACTACTACCTTGGCTATATGATGCTTGGCACAAGCAAAGGTGCTCGTGTTGCTGTAGTTAATGACCAGGACGGTTCTATCAACTACGGCCCTCTTATTTTTGAATCATCTCAACCTGTCTATGATTTCTGCGCTCGCGATAGATTCGTATGGTGCGCTTCAGGTATCGGCAGTCTTGATGCTGGCTTAATTCGTATTGACTTAGGTCATACTATTGAAGGAGAAAACCTTCGTTTTGCCTACGCTAATGATTTACAGTACACACAGACTGCTGCCCATGTAACAACTAGCTGTGCCTTCTTTGGTGTAAGCAATACTCTAGCTTTTTGTACAGCATATAATACAACTAATGGTCACGTCTATCGTGAGAATCCAAGTCAGTTGCGTTCTACTGGGTACATCCAAACAGGTGCTATCCGTTACGGAACTCTAGAACCTAAGAACTATAAGTTCCTTCGTGGTCGTGGCGATGTCACTTATGGTGCTATTGATATCCAAACTGTAGATTCTTCTGGAAATACTTATACAGTCATCTCCTATAATGCCTCTGTAGGCACTCCTGAGGCTGCTACGGGCAGTCCTGTAGGCCCACAAGAGTTTATCTCCTACAAGTTTACGCTCTCACGTAGCGCAAGCAATACCAGCCTGGGTCCTATATTCAAGGGCTACCAATCTAAAGCTCTTCCAGCAACGAAGCGCCAACGCTTGATTCAG